TTGCCGTTGTATATCTTTCTCTGATTGGATCAAAGAAACAAATGTACTTATCCCCCGCAAGATTAACCCAAGTTCTGCAACCAACCTCATTCAAGTTTCCTGCTCTAAAAATAGTTTTACCATATTTTTTAGCAAACCAACTAACTATGAAATCAGTTTTATGTTCTGCTGATTTTACTCTTCCTACTAACTCTTCTATTTTATTTGTGTCTATATCTTTCATATTGACATCCTATAACATCTGGGATATATTGTCAACTAGAAAGAAAAACAGAAAGAGGTAAAACATGGCACACATGCCAAAATACAAAGTGGAGCATTAT